TTTTGATGATGAAGAAAGTGAATTTTGTCGCGTTTATAAAAAAGCTTTATCACAAACTTGTGAGAGTTTAAGAAGGACTCAATTAAAAAAAGCGCAAGGTGGTGATAGTGCTATGTTAGTGTGGTTGGGTAAGCAATTATTAAATCAGCACGATAAAAGAGAAATTAGCACTGATACTAAATCTTGGCATGATTTAGTAAAAGACGTTAGTGATGAACCGAGGAAAATTGAAAATTAAAAGGGTTAGTTATGTTAAAGAGATTATTTTTATGTTTGTTTATTTTGTCTTTGCCTGCATGTCAGCAATGGGAACAACACGCACAAGCTGTTGAGGCTAAGAAAATTGATAGCTATAGGCAGAGTTGTATTAATTATGGTTTCGCCTCTGATGCGCCAGAGTTGCCTCAATGTATGATACTTATGAAGCAATTAGATGCGATTGAAAGTAATGCAAGTTTAGCTTTGTTAAATAATAATAATAACTTTATTAAGCATGGTTCTGGTAATTCAAATAATAATTTAAGTTTAGTTACTTGTACGAAAGCTGGTTCAATTTTAAATTGCTTTTATTAAAAGTTTAATGTAATATAGGATCAACAAAAACGATCCGTTAAAATAGCAGAGATGACACTTTTTTCCTTTTTACTTTATCTTGTTTATTCCATTATTTTGTCATCTCTGCTTCTAATTAAATACAAATACAAATACAAATATTAATATGCAAAACCAAGATCTCGATATTTTTGTTATAGTTTTATTATTGTTATTAATTTTATTATAATCAATAAGCAACGGCGATTATGATTGCCATACACTTTAAAAACATCTTGACTATTTTAACTATCAGTAATAAATTACCTTAACAATTAGACAAAAAAAGGTATGACATGAATGTTTTTAAAGATAAAATTATTTTGATAACTGGTGGTTCTGGTTCTTTTGGTAATGCTTATGCTAAGCTTCTATTAACTTATGATCCTAAAAAAGTAATTATTTATTCTAGAGATGAATATAAACAGTATACGATGTCTAAGTCTTTAGATGATTCTAGATTGCGTTTTTTTATTGGTGATGTTAGGGACTCTTCAAGGTTAGATGAAGCTTTTAAAGGTGTAGATTATGTTATTCATGCTGCTGCGTTAAAGCAAGTTGATACTGCTGAATACAATCCTTCTGAGTGCGTAAATACTAATGTAAACGGCGCAAAGAATGTAATTAGTGCAGCAATAAAAAACAACGTTAAAAAAGTTATAGCTTTAAGTACTGATAAAGCCGTAAATCCTATAAACTTATATGGTGCTACAAAACTTGTTAGCGATAAATTGTTTATTGCTGCAAATAATATTTCTGGTAATTGTGGTACTAGATTTAGTGTTGTTAGATATGGTAACGTTTTAAATTCTCGTGGTTCTGTTGTACCTTATTTTAAAAAGTTGTTGAGTGATGGTGTGCGTGTACTGCCTGTCACTGACCCAAAAATGACAAGATTTATAATTACTATGGATCACGCTTTAAGTTTTGTTGATTTTGCTTTTTATCGAATGCAAGGTGCTGAAACTTTTGTACCAAAAATTCCAAGTATCAGAATATTAGATTTAGTAGAAGCTATGTCTGGAAGTAGACTTTATGATATTGTTGGTTTAAGGTCTGGAGAGAAAATAGATGAAGTGATGTGTCCAGCAGAGCTAAGCTCACTAACTTTAGAAAGTAAAGATAGTTTTATTATTAAACCTACGATCAACATGTTTGATAAAGATTTAGAATATGAAGGTGTTGTTGTGCCTGATAATTTTGAGTACAACTCTGGGACTAATAGTGATTTTTTAACTGTGGAAGAAATAAAGGCGATGATTTATGAAGACGATACAATATACTAAGCATCAAATTGATGAAGATGACATTAAGGCTGTAACAGATGTTTTAAGAAGTGGTTTTCTTACTGGAGGTGATAAGGTACCTGAGTATGAGAAAGCAGTAGCAAGTAAGTTAAATTGCGAGCATGTTGTGGCTGTTAATAGTGCTACATCCGGTTTGATACTTGCTGTTGAAGTTTTAACTACATTTATACATAAAAAAAATATTAACGTTTGGACTACACCAAATACTTTTGTTGCTACCAGCAATGCAGCTTTGCATTTAACAAAGAATGTAGACTTTGTTGATATATCGTTAGTTGATTACAACATGAGCATGCAATTGCTAGAATATAAATTATCTTTAACTGATCCTAATGATTTGCCAGATATTATTATAGTTACGCATTTTGCAGGACAATGTTGTGATATGAAAAAGTTAAATGAGTTGTCTTTAATTTATGGTTTTGCGGTTATAGAAGATGCTGCTCATGCGATAGGTGGTAAGTACAAAGATGATTATATTGGTAGTTGTAAATACAGTGATCTATGCGTGTTTAGCACTCATGCAACTAAGGTTATAACCACTGGGGAAGGTGGATTAATTGCTACAAAAGATGGTTATTTAGCTAGTCTTTTAAAGCGGAAACGCAATAACGGAATCTCTATGTATAAAAATGAATGGAGATACGACCAAAAAGAGTTAGGTTTCAACTTTAAATTAACTGATATACAAGCAGCTCTAGGTATAAGCCAATTAAAAAAATTAGATAAATTTGTGCAAAAAAGGAATGAGTTAACTGAAAGGTATACTAAAGCTTTTTCTGATACTTATTTATCTTTACCAGAGACTAACGTAGATTGTTACCACGCATGGCATTTATATGTTGTTCTATTTAAGGATGCTCAGCAACGATATAGAATATATGAATTGTTAAAAGACAATCAAATTGTTACTAATGTCCATTATAGACCTGTTACAAGAAATTCTTATTACATTGAGAGTGATATCACTTATCAAACGCCAAATGCAGATAATTATTATGAAAGGTGTTTAACATTGCCTTTATATCCGAGCTTAACCTTTGAAGAACAAGATTTAATAATTAATTTAATTAAGGATCATATGTAATGAGAAATATTGTAATAATTCAAGCAAGAGAAAACTCTAATAGATTTCCCAAAAAAGTATTGCGAAAGATTGGTGTATTTACTGTTTTAGAGCATGTTTATTATAGAGCTTTAAAAATTAAAGGTGTGCAAAAGGTGGTGATAGCTACTACTGAAAATAGTAAAAACATTCAAAAACTTTGTAAAGATAATGGTATTGAATTTACTGTTGGCTCAGAGATAGACGTTTTAGAAAGATATTATCAAACAGCTACTTTATATGATGCAGATAATATTATTAGAATTACAAGTGACTGTCCGTTATTCGATCATAAATTAGCAACAAAAATGTTAAAAGTTCATATGAAAGAAATGAGGGATTTTATATCAAATGTTTTTCCAGAAAGATCTTATCCGCGTGGCTTAGATTGTGAAATATTTACGATGAAAGCTTTAGAAGTAACTTATAACGAGGCTATTTGTACATATGATCTAGAACACGTTACACCTTTTATGAAAAAGTATTTTGGAGTAGAGCTAGTTTCAAATTCGGATTATATGTCATGCAATTACAATTTATCAGATTTAAGATGGACTGTTGATTATCCAAATGATTTAAGAAACATAAAGAAAATTTTTACTAAATATGCTAAAAGAAAATGTAAGTTAAATAAAAATATTAAGTTAATAAATAAACTAAGTGACATAGAATTAGCTTTTATGAACGCAGATTTAAAACAAATACTTAAATATGCACATTAGAGGTAGTAAAATGCGAATGAATGATGAGTTTTATTTTAAGGAGTTAAAGAGTCATAACTGCTTTGATTGTGAAATATTACAAAAACTTTATGACGAAAGATTTAGCGAACGAGTAATGAAGTTTCTAAAGTCTAAAGAGGTTCCTACGTTTTCACAGCATGTAAATTTTCTAAAAAAACAAAACGAAATCGAAAATATTTATGGTGGTGCTACTTTAATTTTATATTCTTATAATTATCCAGAGCAGCCTTTAGGATATATAAATTTTAAGATTATTGATGATCCTGAATTTATTAGATCTATTCCAGATGAGTTTTTAGAAAATATAAATACTTTTTATGAATGGAGTTTTTACACATTCAACACAAAGTATAATTTTCCTAAATTAGGTACAGCGTTGTGCAGACTTGGGTTAGAATATTTTAAAAAGAAAAATAATTACCGCAATGATTATATGATTATAGGTCATGTCGAATATAACAACGCTGCAAGTATTGCAATACATAGTAATTTAGACATTTATGTTCGTAATTTTAGCAATAGGTATCCAAATGAATAATAAATTAATAGATAAAATAGAAGTTATTAGGTCTGAAAATAATAAAAATTGGATGGATGTGCTAAGGTTAGCTTTTAAGTATGCGCCAGAAGAAGCGAGTATATTATTAAAAGAAATATATAGTAAAGATAAGAAAATTAACGAAATTGTAGAGGAAATGATTTGTGACAAAGTTGATGAAAAATAACAAGGTTGATTTAACAACTCATTTAAAGAATTTAGATTTAGGAATTGAGCAAGACAATGCATATGTTATAGCTGAAATATCGTGTAATCATGGAGGCAATAGGCAAAATTTAATGCAGCTGATTCGCAACGCTGCTGCTTCTGGTGCAAATGCCGTAAAATTACAGGCGTATACTCCAGACGTAATGGCTTGTAAAAATAAAAGCCCTCGTTTAAGTGAGTGGAATAAAAAAACTTTATATAAAATATATGAAGAAGCACAAACTTTTTATGATTACTTTAAGGATGCTTTTAAACTGTCTAAAGAACTAGGTATTGATTGTTTTTCTTCAGTGTTTGATTTAAAGACAGTAGATTTTTTAGAAGAATTAGATTGCATGGCTTATAAAATATCTGCAAGCGAATCTAATTATACACAGTTGATTAAGAAAGTTATAAAAACAGGTAAGCCAATATTAATATCTTTTCCTTATGGAATTATTGAAGACCATATATATGATATTTTATTAAATTGTGATAATTATGTAGTGCCTTTTTACTGCGTGAATGACTATCCATCGCCAAAAAATATTTACCATATTAAGAGAATGAATAGTTTTTGGAGTAAGTTTGGCACTTCTTACAATGGATATTCAGATCATTCTATTGGTATAGATTTTGCAGTGGGTGCTTATTATAGTGGTGCAAGAGTAATTGAAAAACATTTTAAATTTGATGGCAAGCCAGTTATCAAAACAAGTAAGTTCCCAACTTTAGATGAAAAGTTTTCTATAGATAGTATTGAGTTGCAGAATTTAGTTGATAATGTGACTTATAAAGAAAAAAATGAAAAAGATAAGTTGTTAAAATGCAGAGTTTTGCAAAGATCAATTTGGGTGACTGAGACGATTAGTAAAGGCGATATATTTACAGAAAGTAATATAAAGATTTTACGTGGGAATATAGGGCGTAATTTAAATGATTATGAATCAATATTAGGCACAGCTTCAAAAAAAGATTATGAATCTGGTCAGCCATTAAAACTTTAAATACGTTTAATAACAGGAATTGGTTTATTATCAACTAATGATACAGGTCTAGCAAATGTATACATTAATGCGTCAGCTTTGTCAGGTGATGGTCTTCCTTCTTTCTTAATGTCTTCTTTCTTCTCCATTAATAAACGATTTTTAGAGTCAGCTTTATACCCTACGCTAACCATTTGATTTAAAAGCTCTGGGTCGTTTGGTATTTTACATGGTGTATCTTCAAGCCATTCTCGACATTTTGACCACATCTCAGCCCTTAAGTTGCTATAGTCATTTCTATTTAATGCGTTTTCTGAGCTATTAACTCTCATTATTTTTTCTGAATGTTCTAACTCTTTAAGTCTAGAAATTATGCCACTACCAATGCCAATGCTATCTACAAAAACGAAATCAATTCTATAATCGTTAATGTATTTCATAACTAAGCCTACAACTTCCATTTCGTCTTGCGTGTTTAAATCAAATATTTTTTCAACAACCCTACCTTTACGAATACAAAAGCCTGTTTTGTCCTTTCCTGAACCAGAAGGATCTACACCCATAATTCTTGCACCGTACGGCTCAACATGCTCCTCTTTTTCCATAGCATCTTTAATTAAGTTTACATCTAAATAAGCATTAAAGTTTGTAGCAATAAACGCCTCGTCAGGGTTCATTGGATATTCTTCCTTAAATTTATCTTCGCCTTTAACACCTGTAGTGTTAAGCTCTCTTATTTTATAACGCCTCCAAGCTATTTGTTCGTCAGTGATGCCATATACTTTTTTTAATTGCTTCTCTTCTTCTGTTAAAATAAAATCTTCTGTCATTTCTCTTTTGTACTCCTTTTGCCAATACCACGGTACAAAAACCAAATCAAAATCACTATCTTTGGTTAATGATTCTTTGTACTTATCATAAAAAAAGTTGCCTATTCCACACGCTGTTGATTCAAAGATGATATAAGTATTATCGCTATTTGGTATAGTTTGCATAATACCCGCACCATGCATGTCTGCATGTTGCCAAAAAGCAACTTCCGAACCATGAAACAATTGTATTGTTTGCGATCGTCCCACGGACTTATTTCCTGCTGTACCAACTTTATAGCCCGATTCCAAGCCCTCAAAATATAAAGAATTTGCACTATCTTCTTTTGTTGATATTTCGTAAGGAAAATTATCATAGTACCTTTTCGTCATTGTAAACAAATTCTTAGTTGCTTCTGCTTCATGAGTTAAAATGAAAGTGTTAATATTTGGTGTAAATATTGTTTTCCAAAAATATAAAGCTTGTATTACGGTAGATAAACCTTGTTGTCTCCCTTTTACAATGACTAATCTTACTTTACCCTTTTTTGTTAATTGTTCCTTAAGTTTTTTATAAAAATATTGCTGAGCTTCATTTAGCACAAAAGGCTCTAAAGTAGCATCTTTAGTTTTTATTTTTAAACAGTGTTCACAAAAAAAGGGAAAATCTATTTTTAATTTTTCAATTAATTTCATATTTGCATAATAATAGAATTATGATAATATATATACCATAACTTTAAATATTTGCAAATATGAAAGAAAATGAACTAATTAATTTAATTGATCAAAAGTACAGAGAATCTCAAAGTGCCTCAGAATTTATTCAAGATGAGAGAGAAGAAGCTTTAAAGTTTTATAAACAAGATCTTTTTGGCAATGAGGTTGATGGTAAGTCAAAAGTTGTTACTTCCGACGTTCGAGATACGATTGAGTGGATATTGCCACAGTTAGTAGAGTTATTTATTGGAGATGGTAATCCAGTTGTCTTTAAGCCCAGAAATGCTGAAGATATAGAGCAAGCAAAGCAAGAAAGTCAATATGTTCAGTTTGTTTACAATGAGCAAAATAATGGTTATTTAAATACTTATACTTGGTTTAAAGATTCTCTTTTGCAGAAAAACGGGTATATTAAGGCTTATTGGCAAGATTCAGAAGATACTACTAATGAAGAATACCAAAACCAAAACTTTGCAGAGTTATCTTTGTTATTAAATGATGAAGAATTAGAGTTAAAAGAATTAGAGGTTTACTTAGGTGAAGAAAAATTAAAAAAATATAAAAAATTAGAAAAGTTTAATGAATCTGTAATTAATAGAGAAATAGATATATTAAATCCAAATTTGACATTTAATGCAGCTTTTCAAAGAGTTAGTAACACATCAAAAGTTAATATACAATGTGTGGCTCCTGAATTTATGTCTATTGATGCTGGTTATGATTCTGTTGATTTAAAAGATTGTCCTTTCGTTAGGGAAGATTGTTACAATGTCACTGAGTCAGATTTAATTGCTGAAGGATATGACGAGGAAATTGTAAAAAACTTACCTTCAACGAACGATTACGAAGATAGAGAAGCGCAAGAAAGATTTGAGACGCAAGGTGGTTTGTTCAATCACTTAAATACTGACCAAGGAAGCCAAAGAAAAATTAAAGTGTCAGATATTTATTTGCGTGCTGATTTTGATGGTGATGGTATATCAGAGTTAAGATTTGTTAAGCTTGCAGCAGATAGAGAAATATTAGAAAACTATGAGGTTGACGCAATACCGTATTTTTCTATAACTCCTATAATCATGCCACATGCTCACTATGGTTTATCTATTTATGATATTATTAAAGATATACAAACAGTAAGATCCACTTTAATTAGACAGAGTTTAGATTCTTTGTATCTTGCTAATGATCCTAGATATCAAATTGTTAGGGGTGAAGTAGATATAGCTGATTTGATTGATAGTCAGTCTGGTGGTGTTATAAGGTCGAATTCTATAGATTCGTTAAGAGTTCTACAAACTCCTTTTACGGGTAGTCAATCGTTTCCGATGTTCGAACTGCTAGATAAAATGAGATCAGAAAGAACAGGTGTAAGTGAAGCGTCACAAGGCTTAGATCCAAATGCACTTTCTGACAGCACGAATTTAGTCGGTACTTTAATTATGAACGCTGCCCAATCTAGAATAAAGCTAATAGCTAGAACTTTTGCTGAGGTTGGTATGAAGCCTTTAATGGCTCACATTCATTCGCTTATATTAAAGAACGAGGAAAATGAAAAAATATTTGACTTAAATAATGAGTTTATTGTTGTTGATCCCACAAAGTGGAAAACAAGAAGTGATCTGGTTGTCAAGGTTGGTATAGGTTACTCTGACAAAAAAGAAAAAGTTATGGCACTTGAGCGTATTTTAAATTTACAACAACAGGTTTTCGCTGCTCAGGGGGGAGTTGGTGCGTTACTTGGTTTAGAGAATGTTTACAATGCTATTCAAGATCTACAAGAGCTTTCAGGTTTAGATTATAAGGATAGATACTTTTCTAATCCTGCAAATTATCAGCCACCACCACCACAAGAAACTGCACAAGATAGAACTTTAGATATAGCGCAAGCGCAAGTTGTAGCAGATACAAACGAAAAAGCAGCGCGTATGGATTTTGAAAAACAAAAATATGTTAGTGATGTTGAGCTTAAGAAACAAGAGATTGCTTTACAAATAGAAAAATTAAACATTGAAAAGATGAAAATTAAGTCTGCTGAAAAGCAAAATACGCAAGATAATTTAACTGATTTAACTGAAGCAAGAATAAAAACAACAGGTAATTGATGTCTATTTTTAATCCAAGTTTAAAAGAAAAAAAGTTATATGAATCTGCATCAAGTTTATTTCAAAACGAAGCTTTCAAGGAAGCTTTAAGCACTTTAGAAAAGGACTGTTTTTCTTTGTGGTCTAATGCAGACCCTAAAGATAAAGAATACAGAGAAAATTGTTTTTTTATGATGAAATCAATAAAGAAGTTAGAGGCTATTTTAAAAGGTTATTTGGCAGAGGGTGAAGTTTATAAAAAAAGTCTTCAAAAACATTTAAAAAAAGGTTAAAATAACATGAAAGAATATGAGCCTACTCATTCTGAACGCGAAGCAGCGCAAAGATATAAAAATTCAAAAACAACTACACCTGAAAATCAGGAAGTTGAAGAAAACCTAGAATCTAACGAACCTGAAAAGGAGTTAGAACAAGAATATCAAGATCCAGAATATGACGATAGTCTAGAAAATGACGAGGATTTGGAAGACGATGACTCTGATGACGACGACTCTGATGATTCTGATGATGATAATAAACAATCCGAGCTTTTTGAAATTAAAGCTAACGGAGAATCTAAAAAATTAACTCTTGAAGAGTTAAAACAATTTGCATCTCAAGGTATAGACTATACGAAAAAGACACAAGAATTGTCGAATCGTATAAAAACCGAAGTAGAGAAACAAGTTCAAGAAAGAACTGCAGATTTGGATGAGAAAAGAAACGGACTTCTTGAAGCAACCGAATTAGTAGAAAGTTTTTATAATAAGCCCTTAGTGACTCGTGATGAGCTGCAAAACCTTCTTGATGAAGGAGATCTAGAGCAATACAATAGACTAAAAGATCAAGAAGAGCAAAGAAAAGAGCTTTTGCAGGAAGTTAAGAGTCAAAAAGAAAGGGAGCTTGCAGAAAAACAACAAAAAGCACAAGAAAGCTTTGCAAAATATGCTAATCAACAAGCTGAAATATTAAGAAATAAGATGCCTGAGTTAGTAAAGCCGGATAATGTTAAAAAATTAACTAGTTATTTGAGAGATAATGGATACTCAGAAGATGAGTTGAAATATGCAGCAGATGCTAGAGCATTAGAGCTTGCAGAGAAAGCACGTAGATATGATGAGATTATGAGCAAAGGAATTAAAAAGCCTAGAAAAAAAGCAAATAATCCTAATGTTATTAGAAGTAACAAGCGTGGTAGTGTTAAAAAAGTTAATAAAAACTTAGATCAAGCCAAGTCAAAATTTTCTTCTTCAAGAAGTATGAGGGATGCAGCCCAATTATTACGAGAATTAAGAAAAAAATAGAGGAAAAAAATGACTCAACCAACAAACACTTTTGACACCTTTGACCAAAGAGGTCTTAGGGAAGATTTAACTGACATCATATATGATATCAGCCCAACTTTAACGCCGTTTATGAACAATATAGGTCGTGTTAACGTTACAAACACACTTCATGAATGGCAAACTGATACTTTAGCAGCTGTTTCTACTTCAAATGCTAAAATTCAGGGTGATGATAAAACAGGTAACACTATATCTGCTACATCAAGATTACAAAACAGAACTCAAATATCTGATAAAACTATTGTAGTTTCTGGTACTTCGCGTGCTGTTGATCCTGCTGGTCGAGAAGATGAGCTTAGTTATCAAGTTGTTAAAGCTGCAAATGAAATTAAAAGAGATATTGAAGCTATAATGACTAGAAACCAAGCTATTAATACTGGTAATTCAACATCAGCAAGTTTAGCTAGAACTCTAGAATCATGGATTACAACTAATACTTCACGTGGTAGTTCAGGAGCTAATGGTTCAACTACGGCTGCTGCTACTGATGGTACTCAAAGAGATTTAACAGAGAATCTTGTTAAAGATGTGCTTCAACAATGCTTTAACAGCGGTGGTGAGCCAGACATGATCACAGTTGGTGCTGTAAACAAACAAAAGTTTTCAGAATTTGCAGGTAATGCTACAAGATTTGAGGATTCTAAAGATCAGAAGTTAGTAACTTCAATTGATGTTTATGTTTCGGACTTCGGTACTTTAAAAGTTATGCCTAACAGATTCCAAAGAGAAAGAACTTTGTTTGTTTTGCAAACAGATCTTTGGGCTATGGGTATGTTACGTCCGTTTATGGAAGACGACCTTGCAAAGACTGGTGACTCTGATAAACGCCTTGTTTTGGCTGAATGGACTTTAGAAAGTCGTAATGAAGCTGGTAGTGGCGTTGTAGCCGACTTATCAACAAGTTAATTTTTGTCGCTGTGGGGAGTGGTTTTTATGTAGCCACTCCCTTAAAAAAACGAGGTATAAAATGTTAAACATAAAGCAAAATGATGATGGAACTGCAGGTTTAGTTAACGAAGATGGTAAATTTGTAGTTAACTTTAATTATGTAGAAACTGGATCAACTTCATCAAATCTTAAAAATTACGGTTTATCTACAATTAGTGCTACTGGTGCTAAAACATTTACTTTAGATGCGCCTGTTAAAGGGGCTTATAAAGAAATAGTTAAAACTGCTAATTCAACGGCTATTGCCACTGTTGCTGTAGGCTCTACAAGTTCTGGTATAACTGTTAGTGGCTCTACTGATGTAGTAACCAAGATTTTATTTAATGGTCAAAATGATAGCGTTTCACTTAGGGGTATAAGTGACTCAAAATGGCTTGTCATTTCGAACAATAGCGTAACTTTATCAACTTAGGAGATTTATTTAATGTCGAAAAAAATAGCAATTATAGGAACAACTACATCAATGATGGACGCTCCATATAAAGATAATTCTTGGGAGATATGGGGTTTAAATGGTGCTTATAGTGGCATCCCGAAATGGGATAGATGGTTTGATATGCATGATATGAGTGTTTTAAAACAAGTGCATAAACCAACTTATTTTGATTTTTTAAAATCGGCAAAAGATAAATTAATGTTGAATAAAAAATATAAAGATTTTCCTGATGCGGGAGTTTTTCCGTATCAGGAATTAGTTGATAAATACGGTAAATATTTTACAAATACCGTATCTTGGTTAATTGCGTATGCTATTGAGCAAGAGCCAGAAGAAATAGCAATTTATGGTGTTAATATGGCTCAAGATACTGAATATGCTAAGCAAAGACCATCTTGTGAATATTTTCTCGGTATTGCACAAGGTAAGGGTATTAAGGTTACTATACCTGAGAGTTCAGAAATGTTAAAAGCTACTCATTTATATGGTTTTGAAAAAGTACCGAGTATCATAGCGAAAATGCCAGACAAAAGAAGAGAAATAAATTGTAACCAAAACGAAATTGAAAAAGAGCTTGAAGAAGCAAAAAGTAAGGTCAATCAAATAAATGGTTACATACAAGCGATAAATGATTTTTACGAAAAAAACATAAAAGATATTAAAGATAAGGAAGTTATAAAAAAAATAGATAACTTCAAAAAAGAGCATATAGAAGATGCTAAAAATCAAGCATATGCAATTAAAGTAAATATTAACGAATTATGCGATAAAAAAGCGTACTGGAAAGGCGCAAACGATTTATTAAATTATTTTAAAATTAATTGGGGTTAAAATGTCATCAAGAAAATTTATACAAACATCATACGGTTTACTTGATTCGCAAAAATTAGATGTATCTAGCACAGCTGCTGTAAGATCTTCACAATTTACAGATCATATAGATTTATATAGAATCGTATCAGATGTGCCTATTTACTTTGCTGCAGGAAGTTCTACAGTTTCTGCTTCTTCGACTGGAGCGTCAGACTCTAGATATTTGCCAGCAAATTTAGTTGAATACGTTAATAGTAACAAAAGATATTTTTCTGTTTTGGCTGATTCTTCAAGTGGATCTGTGAATATTACGGAGGTAACGCAATGATTAAGTTTAGTGAATATGATGGCACATTAAGACAAGATTATCATTTCGATGATGATGGAAGTATGGTTATTAATTATATTCAAGATACTAATGTTAATTTAGATTTTGCAAAAAAAGCAAGAAATAACGATGATAGAAATTTATGGCGTAAAGAAGAATTCAAGCATTATGCTAGTATTCCTGCTGTAATTTACATAGAAATGCTTAAAAAAGGTATTGATATGAAAGATTCTAAAGCTCTTGTAAAAGAAATTGAGTTAAATTATCCATATTTAAAAACAACAGAAATGAACTTAAGGTAAAAAAATGTCTAAAAAAAAACAAATGAAAGAAATAGAAAAAACCACTTCAATTGAAGAGTTAAAGAAAATAAAAGCAAAACCTTTATTTAAAATCAATGACTCAAATAGACTAAGATTATTTTTAGAAAATAATGTCAATATAACTGATTGTGAATTAAGAGATATTGAAATTGAGGGTTTAGATATAAGAACTAAGTCTTTTGATGGAAGCGTTATAGAAAATTGCACGTTCAAAAATGTAATTATGCAAGGTTGTAATTTTTTAACTACTAAAAAATTTAAAAACAACAAGTTTTTTAACTGTGATTTAAGATGGTCTTCTTTTGGAGAGAATGAAAACTCTAATGAATACTTTAACACTAGGAAGTAAAAAATGGCAATAGCTAGCTACGATGATTTAATCGCTTTGATTGGTACTTGGATGGGAAGAAATGACCTACAGACTCAATCATCAAATTTTATTAGATTATTTGAATCTGAATTTAATCTAAAGTTAAAGCAATTAGAAAATAAAATATCAACAACTTTAACAGCTAGCTCTACATCGCGTTATTTATCACTTCCTAGTGACTATAGAAAGTTAGATAATCTTGCTTTTAATACTGACCCAAGAGATATACAATTTGTTCCTGAAAAGTTAGCAAATCAAATATCTGGTGGTGATGCAAATAGACAAGGTAGACCAAAGTTATTTTCAATAGTTTCAAGTTCTCAAATAGAACTAAATCCTAGACCAGATAGCGATTATTCTTTTACTTTAACTTACTATAGATCTTTACCAGCTTTAGGCTCAACTAATCAGAGTAATTGGCTTTTAGAAGAGACGCCCAACGCATATCTTTATGGAAGTTTAAAGCATGCATCAAATTACATTAGTGATATAGAAAAAAGAAATGATGTAAAAAATATTTACGATGAACTAGTTAGAGATATGTTTCTTGATGATTTTGATCGTAGATACGGCGGTAGTGCAATAAGAGTAATGACAACTACAGGAAATCCTTAGAATGACAAGACAAAGAATTAGTAATTTAGTTAGGTTTGGGGAGTGGATACCAGATGAGCCAGATTTGAATAATGAAGGTTCTATTAATATAAATAATGTTTTAGTTCAAGGGGACAATTATAAACCTTTTAAAAAGTTTAGCTCTTTAACCACAAGTATTTCAACTAGCGCAAGAATTTATGGTGCTTATTCGTTTGTGGCTAGCGATGGAGTTTCGTATACTTTTGCTGGAGACGAAAGCGATTTATTTCGCTTGGTTGGCTCGACTTGGCAAAATGTAACAAAAGCTTCAACAAACTACAATGTGCAGACTGAGGGGCAATGGAGATTTACGTCTTTTGGTGATAGAGTTATAGCAACAAACTTAGCTGATAATGTGCAAAGTTACATTGCTGGCACGTCAACTGGCTTTAGTGATCTTTCTACATCAGCGCCTAAGTTTAAAGATATTACTGTTTTAAATAATTTCCTTATAGGCATCCATGTTGATGATGGAAATATAAGGCCTAATAGGGTTCAGTGGAGTGCTTTAAACAATCCTACTTTATTTTCTAATCCTACAGACAATCCGGCTTCTCTTTCAGATTTCCAAGATTTAGAAGAAAACGGCGGATTTAATCAAAGAATTGTAACAACTCAAAATTACGCTTTAATTGTAAGAGAAAAAAGTTTGGTGCGTATGGAATTCGTAGGTTCGCCAGCTATATTTACATTTACAACAGCTGAAGAAAATAGAGGTACAAACGCTGTTAATTCAGTAGTTTCGGATGGTACTTTTGTTTATTATTTAAATGAAAATGGTTTTTTTGCCTTTAATGGAACAAGTTCGATTGCTATAGGTGATAATAAGGTAGATAGATATTTTTTAGAAAATTTAGATACTAATTTATTATATAGAGTTAAGGCAGCAATAGACCCAGTTGAAAAATTAATAACTTGGGCTTACCCAAATACTAACAATACAGGCAATTTAAATAAAGTAATAAATTTTCATTACGCCGAAAACAGGTGGTCACAAGGTGATATATCTTTAGGTTTAGTAGAAACTGTAGTTACTTCAGGTGTAACTTTAGAGCAATTATCAGCTCAAAGTACTAATTTGGATTTAGTGCCATTTTCAATGGATTCAAGGGTGTGGCAAGGTGGTAGTCCTGTTCTAGCTGGCTTTTCTACAGATTTAAAACTGGGGTATTTTGATGGACAAAATAACAAAGCAGTTTTGGAATCCGCAGAAGTAGCTTTAAACGCTGGTGGTCGTGCTTTTGTTAGCTCTGTATTGCCTGTAACAGATGCTGAGTCAATAACAGGCGTGATAAAAAGTCGCAAAAACCAAAATGGAACATTAACAGTTTCAAGCTCTGCTTCATACAATACTCAAACAAACGAAATGTCATTTAGGGTTGATGATAGATACCATAGATACGAGTTAACAATAGCAGAAAATTCTACTTGGGAGTTGGTGCAAGGTTTTAGATATAGATATAGAAATTCAGGAATTTTATAATGCGTATACAACCCATCGTCGGTGTAAAACAAAATCCAGATTTAATTAAAGACGATTTAAGAAGAATATCTTCTAAAATAAATGACTTAGTTCAAATTTTAAATAGACCTTACACAGAAATAAAATCACAAGAAAAATCAGGCTCGTTTACATTAGATGATTTTAGTACTGTTTACTATGTAGATGCTTCTACAGGAAGCGCCACAGTTACATTAACAGCGCCTGATGTTAATCAAGATAGAGTCTATACTATAAAAAAAATTGACAATACATCAAATGTAGTTGACATACAAGGTCGCTTAGACGGATCTACAAGCACATTAATTAATACTCAGTATACATCTTTAACTATAGCTGCTGGGTCAACTCAATGGTATATATTATGATTTATACTATTCAATCTAGCGAAATTGATGATAATTGGGATATAATAAAAAAACATATAAAAATTCTTTTAAAAAAATTTGATATAGGTTATAATTTAGTAGATATATATGAGAAGCTAAAAAATAAAGAGCTTCAAGTCTGGATATCAGTAGATAAGAAACAAGACGTACAAATGGTCTGTTTAACTAATATATTGATATATCCCCTCTTCAAAACATGTGAAATATTCATGGTCAGCGGCACAAAATATAAAGACTGGGTTAGCGATATCCTCAAGCATATTGAGAATTGGGCTAAAGAAAATGATTGTAAATACGTTGAATTACGTGGTCGTCTTGGCTGGACTAGAGTTTTAAAAGATTACTATGAGCCTTGGGCGTTTTTGAGAAAGGAAATTTAGATGGTAGGTGGTGCAGGATTAAGTCTCGGTGGTGGCAGTGGTTTTGGATCTTTTTTAGGTGCTGGTGGTGGGCAGCAACAATCAGGATCTAACGTGCAAACAATAGAGCCACCAAGTTTTTTGCGTGAGCCATTAACATTAGCAGCTCAACAAGCTGTGGAGCAATTTCAGGGTGATCCTAGACAATTTTTTCCAGAATCTACAGTTGTTAATTTTTCTCCTCAAACAGAACAGGCTTTACAATTGCAGGAGCAAAGAGCTTTGCAGGGAAGTCCTTTGTTGACAGCTGCGCAAGAGCAAGCTTTACAAACTATACAAGGTCGTGGAGTAAATCCTTTTTTAGCTGGAGCAGTAGAAACAGCAACTAATCCAATTTTTGAGCGGTTTAAAGAAGAAGTTCTCCCGTCTTTAACATCTAATTTAGAGTTATCGGGTCGTACAGGTTCAGGGCTTGAGGATGCTTTCAGGTCAAGAGCATTAAGAGATTTTAGTAGAACTTTAGGTGAGCAAACTGGTAGTTTAGCTTTTCAATCAGCAGAAAATGAAGCAGCAAGACAGTTTAATGCATTACAAATTGCTCCTCAATTAGCAGCCCAAGATTTTGCAAACATTCAAGCCTTGCAACAAGTTGGTATAACAAGAGAAGAACTTGAAAGACAGCAATTGCAAGATCAAATTGATAGATTTAATTTTGGTCAGACTGTGGATGAACAGCAGTTAAATACATTAATTGCTCAGCTGCAAGGAGTTGTTCCAGCTGCTGGCACAACAACAACTTTAACAGCTAACGCCCCGCAACAAAACAGATTTTTAACTGGGTTAGGTGGCGCAGCTAGTGGTGCTGCAACAGGCGCAGCTATAGGGTCAGTTGTACCCGGTGTTGGTACAGCAACAGGTGCTGCAGTTGGTGGTGGCTTTGGATTATTAGGAGGATTATTATAATGGCAGGAATATTAAGCAATTTATCAAGTGGAAGTTTTGGGGCGACACCTGCAACTGCTTTTTCCCCGATTCAGCCTATTTTATTATCCTTGCTTCAAGGTCAGTCAGGTGGCTTTCAAGAGCAAGATTTATTAAGGTTTTTGCCTTTTTTAAATAGTGGTGCGCAAGGTGTTAATTTTTTAAGTGGTTTTAAAGGCGGTTTTTAATGACTAACATATTTAGTACACTTTTAGGGCAGCAGACAGGTGGTTTATTAGGTAATCCGCAAGCTGCTGCAGGTGGCGCTCCAAGCCCACAGGCAGTGCAAACATCAGGTCAAACCTCAAATAGTTTATTTAAAAATCCAGCTTTTTTAAATGCTTTAAATTCATTTGGTCAAAGTCTTGTCCGTGGCAGTCAGCAAGGTCAGTCTGTAGGTGCTAGTATTGCACAAGGTTTAGGTCAAGCAGGTCAATCTTTTGCACAAGCGCAACAACAACAACAGCAGCAACAGGCTAATTTAGCAAAAGAAAGATTGTCGCAATTATTAGTAGCAAGCAATATAAAAAGAAATTTAGCAAATGCACAAAGAATTACTTCAGAGGTCGAAAGAGGTAGTGTTGGTGGAGCAACAGGTGAATTAATTGATAGAATTAACAATGATAGACAGAAACAAGGGCAAGAACCTTTAACAACCGAACAAGGCTTGTTTTTGCTTCAACGTGGTTTCCGAGACGGTACTTTTTTAAATAAAGATGGAAGTGTTGCTCCTTTAGAGGGCGCGACAGATGCTGTTGGATTAAGGAAATTTGCTGAAAAAGAGGCTACTATAAAAGCTGAAAAACAGACAGAAGCATTATTTAATTTACCAGAGGTTGAATCTTTAGCACAAAGTACTATACAACAAATAGATGAATTATTACAAAGTGAAGGTTTAAGTGCAGCTGTAGGGGCAAAAGGTTTAACAGGAGGTCTTTTATTTGGGCAAGTGTTGCCAGGGACTGAATCTGCTAATTTTACTACAAGATTGGATCAACTTAAAGGAACTGCTTTTTTACAGGCTATTGAGAAGTTAAAGGGTGGCGGTCAAATTACTGAAATAGAAGGTCAAAAAGCCACAGGAGCAGTAGCAAGATTAAGTAGAGATCAAACAGAAGAAGAGTTTAAAAATTCTTTAAATGATTTTAAATCTGTAATAGAAAAAGCTCTAGTCAACTCAAGGAAAAAAGCTGGTTTAAAGGCTAATGATAACGTGTTTTTAACTCTCCCTGCTGGAGCGCGTCAAATTGGGACTTCTAATGGTAAGCCAGTTTATGAAACGCCTGACGGTCGTAGATTTTTAGCGGAGTAAATATGTTTAGAGAAGTACAAAATATACAATTAGACCAAGTTAGTCCACAGCAGCAACCAAATCAGCAAGTGGTTCCGCAGCAGCAACCAAATCAGCAACGTGGTTTTGTTCAAGTGCAAGACTTGCAATTAGATAAAACACCGCAACAGGAATTTAATCAATTTTCGCAATTGCCTGCTGTGCCGCAAAGGCTAGGAGCTTTGCCAAACCAAATAAGTCCTGAAAAAATTGAACAAGATGTAGGTTTTTTAAAAAGAACAGCTGAAGATTTACGTCAAAGAGGAGCGCAGTTAGCTGATATCTTTAATGCTAGTAATTTAGATAAACAAACACGCGGTGAAACTGTTTTTCAAACTATAGGTACTCAATTTGCTGCTTTGGGAGATGTTACAGGACAAGGAGTTATATCTGCTTTAAATGTTTATAAAGATTTAATACCAGAGAATGAAAGAGCAGATATATCAAATAATTTTAGAAGATTACTAGAAACCGAACCAGCACAAAAGGTAATATCTGCTTTGAATAATGGAGTTGAATCTTATGCAGAATTTGCTACTAATAATCCTAGAGCCGCAAGGAATTTAGAAGCTGGCTTTAATATTATTTCTGTTGTTGTGCCTTTAAACAAAATTGGTCTTAAAAATATAAAAAATTCTGCTAATAATGCAAAAAATAATTTAAAAGAATTAACTAATGGTGTTATAGAAAATATTCCAAAAAACAAAAAAGAGGTTAAAGTAAAAGTTCCTTTAATCACATCTGATGAATTGAAAGTTTTAAGTTCAAATAAGTATAAGTTTGCTGATGAAGTTGGAGGACTGTTAAAGCCTCAAGTTTCTAATAATATTTTAGAAAAAGGAAATAGTTTAAGAGATCAAACTGAACTAGGAGAAGGGTTTAATGGTAAAACTGGTTTGACAGATGCCTTAGAAAGATTGCAGGTTATAAAAGATAAGCCAATATCGCTGCAAGCAGCGCAGGAGATTGATGAGGGTCTAGGTGATACTGTAGAAAAGCTTTTAGAAAATGGTAAATTTACAAAAGATGCAAAAAAAGTTTTAGAATTACAGGGGATTTTTAGAGATGCAATTGAAAATGCTAGCCTTAATGACGTTATTGGCACAAAAGAAGGATTTGACGCTTTTAAAGAGGGTAGAGCGCTTTGGTCAGCTTCTAAAAGACTAGAAGATATAGAAGATATTCTATATCGTGCTGAATTCGCGGACAATCCATCAAAAGCAATAAAAGCAGGTTTCAAAAAATTACTTACAAATCAAAAAAACTTGAGGGGTTATACGCCTAAAGAAATTAAATTAATGGAAAGAGCAGCAAAGACAGGTATAGTATCAGATTTGCTACGCGTTACTTTAGGTAGTAGATTGTTGCCAATAATAACAACAGCCTCAGGTGGAGGTTTGGGTGCTTCAGCTGCTTCTTCAGCTGCTTCTATAGCTTCTAGAAGTGCAGCAGATGCCTTGGCAGTGAGAAAAGCCCAAAATGTGTCTGCAGAAATTATAAGAAGAACATTACAACAAGGAGGTACAAAGTGACTCTGTCTCAATGGTCTACATCACCGTCTAACAACGCCAGTGGTGTAACAAATGTAAACTGGGCTGAAGGTATGGCTCCAGCACAAGTAAATGATTCAGCAAGACAGCAAATGGCAGATGTTGCAACTTGGTATAGAACCGATGCGGAATGGATTGACAGGAATGATTCAGCTACTTATGTTTCATCCACTCAAATAAAATTTGCTGGTACTGATTTAACGAGTATTTATAATGTAAATAGACAAGTTAGGGCTGAAGGGCTTTCTGTTGGTACTATATATGGAAATATAAGTGCTTCTGCTTATTCTAGTGATACAACAGTTACAATTGATTGGGATAATGGTAGCACTGGTTTAGCAAATGAAACTATAACTTCTATATCTGTGGGTATTGTAAGCGGTTCGTCATCTGCTAGAAGTGTTGCTAAAGACGTATTTAGCTCAACTGAAATAACTGGAATTTCTACTTTTACTTCATCTATATTAGACAGTACTAATGCATCTAGTTTTAGAACTGGTATAGATGCACAGGAAGATATTATAACGACTAGAGGCGATATTATAACAGGCTCATCGGCTGGTAGTGTTCAAAGATTAGCTATAGGCTCTACTACTCAATTTGTAGCAAGAAGTGGTAGTGATGTTGCATGGAGAGCTATTAACGCTGCTGATCTTTCTGGTGTTGCTGCATCTGAAGTTAATATGGAATCAGAAACTGCTAATAAATTTGTGACTTCTGATGTTGTTATAAATTCACCTTTTGCAGCAAAATTTTATGCTAATATTAACGCTAGTAGTACTAGTCCGACATTAAGAGCATCGCAAAATGTAAGTAGTGTAACTTATTTAGGATCTGGCTTATTGCGTATAAATTTTAGTAATAGCTTTACTGCAAGTACATATTCTATTTTTACTTCATATAACAACGCAAATACTGGTATTGCAAACCAAAATGATGGTCAAATATCACCTTATAATTACACTACATCAAGTGTTGATTTGATTATGACAAATGGAGCTGGTCAGTTAATTGCTCCAGAAATTGTTAATATTATTGGTTTTGGTACAATTTAATTTTAAAGGTAAATCATGAAAAAAACTATGAAAAACACTACAAAAAAAACTATAAAAAAACTTAATAAAAATTACAAAAAAAGCAAAAAAAAGTAGGTATATTATGCGCTCTGGTTATTGTGGTAGGATGACACCTGCAATAGGTGTTGGGGGTATTTTTTTTCAAAATATTATTCAAAATGGCATCCCTTCAGATGATGTAACATTTACTAGGGCTTCAAATGCTGTTTTTTTTAATCAAAACAATCTTTTAGAAACTGCTGCTAATGATGTTTTGCGAGTAGGTAAGTTAAGTAATGATTTTGATTTTAGGGGAGCTGTGATTGAAAGTTCTGGAACTAACTTACAAGATTTTAGTAAAGATTTTGATTCTGCTTGGTCGAAGGCTGGTAGTATGACTGCAACAGAAGGGGAAACTGATCCATTTGGGGGGGCTACAGCTACTTTAATTCAAAGAGGAGATACCGCAGCCTCATACATTCAGAGGGTAGTGTCAAAAGATGCAAGTGCCATACAATATACTTCTTCTGTATTTGTCCATAAAAGTGAAGGAACTTGCCGATATTTTAGCCATAGGGTTCAAGGTTCATTTCCTGCTCGCGTCGATATAATTTATGATAAACAGACAGATTCTATAGTTAGTGCTACGCAAGTCAGTACATTTACTTTAGATGACTATGGCTTAGAGGACTACGGTGATTATGCGCGTTTGTGGGTAGTTTTTACAACAGATACAAATTCTACTGTTACACAATTGCTTTCATGCTCTGACGATCAAATAACAATTGATGGAACTGATTCCTCTAGTGATGCTACTGGAGTTTTATTTGGAACTCAGTTAGAACAAAATTCTTATGTTACATCGTACAATCCAACTGCTGGAAGCGCCACAACAAGATCTGCTGATGTGACATCTATTGATTTAACAGTTCAAAATTGGTTTAATGCTGATGAAGGCACTATCTTTGGTCAATTTAAAAGATCTTCAGGCACGCAAGGTAGAACTTGGGTTTTTTCTATTAATAACAACGCTTCTTCTGCTAGAATAGATGTAGAAATGCCCTCGGGGGCAGGAACATTAGTTAGAGCTGTCGGGGTTGACACATCAGAAATTGTATCATTAACAGAAACAATATCAGCAAATGATACTGTGAAATTTGCATTTGGTTATAAACTTAACGATTATGGATTTTGTGCAAATGGAGGTGCGGTTAAGACTGAATTAAGTGCTGTTGTTCCGAGTAATCTAGTTAATTTTGATATTGGAATGGACTCTGCTAGCAATAATCAGTTAGAGGGTGTTATTAAAACATTAGGTTACTACCCTAAGCGTTTACCTAATAATTTATTACAATCGATAACTAATACTATTTTTTAGCAGTTAGCTAAAGTAAAATTTGGAGGTTATATATCTTATGGCAAAAAAAATGAAAGATATTTACTTGCGTTCCGAAACTGAAGAAAATTTAATTAAAGGCTTACCTTTTTTGCGCTTTGAAAATAAAAAAAACAATGAATCTTGGAGGCGAGCAGGTAGTGATTTTGCATTTGATTTAATTGGTCATTTACATAAAAACGATGCTGAATATAACACTGACGGAGAGCTTACTAAAGCACCTACGCTAATAGCTGGGTTCCATGCTAATTTACGTTGCACAGAAAAGTTTTTTAAGCAAGTACCTAATAGTTTAGTAATACCAACACCAAAAAACCCTAGAAGGGAGTTTTTTTAATGGAGTAATTGAAAAAATGACTTACATTGTAGACCCAAGAACAGAATTAACGGCATTTAATGAAAATTTAAATACGTCTGCTTATCCTTTCATTGAAGGATCTTTTATATATGATTTAATACCAGCAAATTTTAGAACTTTTACTAGTGGTTCTGGTTCTGTTACTGCAAGCAATAGAATATGTAATATAGCATTGTCTACTTCTTCTGGTGATTTTGCAGCCATACAAAGTTTCCGCGCCGTGAATCACAAAGTAGGTAATGGTGTCAATGCCAGATTTTCTGGTTATTTTGCTACTAATGTCGCTGATTCTTGGCAAGGTATTGGATTACTGAGCGTAGGTGATGAAGTTAGTTTTGGTTATAACGGTACTTCATTTGGAATTTGGCATCGTTATGGAGGTATACCAGAAGTAAGAACGATAACTGTTACTGGTGCGTCTGGTGGAAGTACAGATTTAACTTTAACTTTAAATGGTACTGCTTATACAATTCCTTTAACGTCTGGTACGACAAGCCATAACGCATACGAGATTTCTTCTTGGTTAAACGATAATCAAACTGTTTGGGGTGCTGATAATATTGACAACACTGTGATTATAAATGCTCTTAGTGATGGTGCGAAAAGTGGAACTTATACTTATAGTCACGCTACGTCTACAGGTACTATAGCGCAAAATAAAGCTGGCGTTGCTAAAACTAGTGACTTTGTAGCTCAAAGTAGCTGGAATCAAAATACTTTTAGTACTTTAGATCCTTCAAAAGGTAATATTTATGAAATTACTTATCAAGATATGGGTTTTGGTGAGATTAATTACTCTGTAATAGATCCTGAAACTGGTAATTTTGTAGTTGTTCATAGAATAAAACAACCAAATTCTGGGACTGAGTTGTCAATCCCTAATCCTTCATTGAGGGCTGGGGCTTATGCTGTATCACTTGGTAGTACAACTATTTTAAATGTATATTATCATTCTGTAGGTGTTTTTTCTCAAGCTGTGCAAGCTAAAACCAGAAATCCACGTTCTACAAGTAATACGCAAACATTATCAACAACTAATCCTACAAATATATTAGCAATAAGAAATAGAAAGACGTATAATAATTATAATAATCAAATTGAAATAGAGCCAATAACTTTAACTTTTGCAAATGAATCTAATAAGACTGTTGTTGTTGAATTAAGAGCATCACAAGACTTTAATGTCGAGCTTATTTATAGCAATTTAGGCACAAATTTAATAACAGACGTTTCAACTACATCAGCAACGATTAATAGTGGTAGAATTTTAGGCTCATATACAGTAGCACCTAATAGTGATAAAATTGTTGATTTAACTAGTGAAGAAATAAGATTGCCTCCATCGTTGAACTTTGCCATAGTTGCGACTAGAACTGGTGGCTCTTCTGGTGATTTTACAGCAAGTTTAACATGGTATGAGGATATATAAATATTTTTAGGTTTCTAACATGCAAAACACACAAGAACAAATGATAGCAATATATCAAGAAAAAACAGACAATTTAAGTAATGAAGTAAATGTTTTAAGGACTAGAATGCATAAAATTGCTAATGACACTCATATAAACACTGCTGGTATAAAAAGCTTATCTGAAGAAAGAAAAATTTTATTTAAAAATATAGAGAGTAAAATTGAAAATTTAGATAAATCATTGGAAAAGTTGAATAATGTTGTAGAATCTGTTACAATAACATTAAATAGCATACAAAACTTTAAGTACAAATTAATTGGTTGGTTTGCTGCTTTTGGTTTTTTTGTTACTTTAATATCAATTTTATTGAGTTTTTTAAAATGACGGATTATAAATATTTTAACTACAAAGAGTTTGATCAGTTTGATTTAGAGGGTAGTGGTGAAGAAAATATGGATAAGCAGTTTATTGCTTATTTAGATGAACTTAGAAAACGTTGTGGCTTTCCACTTGTAGTATCATCTGGTTATAGAACCCCTGCATACAACAACGCCATTTCAACAACAGGCTTACGTGGGGCGCATACTACAGGCAAAGCTTGTGATATAGTTGTTTCACCAGAAAACGTTTATAGACTTTTATGTGAAGTTTTTTCTATGGGGGTTTTTACGGGTATAGGCATAAATCAAAAAGGCAATAAAAGGTTTGTGCATTTAGATATTTTAACTCACAACGAAGGTTTTCCAAGACCTCGTGTATGGACATATTAAGGAGAATTATGTTTGATTTATTAAATGATGTTATTCAGTACATTGCACCTGTTACGGCTGTAGTTACAGCTGCTACAGGCATAACAATGATTACACCAACTAAAACAGACGATAAAATTGTCAATGCTATATTAAAAGTTCTTAATATTTTAGCTGGGAATATTGGCAGAAATAGAAACAAAGATTTTTAGTTTAATTCTGTTATAGTAAAGTCAAAATAACCAAGGTCTTGTAATACTTCTAGCAATGACCAAGCTTTTTTTGCTGCGCTTTTTTCGATTTTAGAAAAGTCACTTATTTTGTTTTTGCTTACTTCAATTGTTTCTTGCATATCAGAAAAAAAATCAATCATGTCATCGTCAAGCTCTAACACCTCATGGTGAACTAACCAAGGCACTAATTCCATTACAATCAAGGTAACCTTGCGTGTGTCAAGCTTCATCTTCTTAGCGTAATCAACAATAGCATTGTATGATTTTGATATTCTTGCACGTCTAAACTGGGCTTGCATGTAGCCTTTAGAATTAACCTCTTTGTCAATGTACTGCTTAAGCCTCTTCATTGGCTTGCTGTATGTGTTGTCTAGCTTGCCTTGGTTGTTAAGCTCAAACATGCCATATATTATCTCTGGAAATATACAACGCTCCACAACCTCAATCTCTTCTTGTTTGCGTAATTCTTTCTCGTCATTGGTTTCTATATAAACTACTCCCATTTGTCGCTGTCCTCGTCATGGGTTATAACATCATTACTGTGTGGCTCTCTGTCTTGCCAACCCTCAAGGCTAGCAATAAGCAGCTTGAGATTCTTCTTTACATTGCTTATGCCACGCACAGGAAATAAAGACATCTGGTAAACGTCTTCTTCACTTTGTCCGTCAACCACTTGTACATATATTTGTCCTACAATCGCACCGTCACGACCAAAGACTTGTTTTGTGTATGAGCGTTTAGGCATATTCTACCTCTTTGTTAGGCCAAAACCCACGTATAAACCTAGATTTAATCTTAGATGCAGTATGATAACCCCACATATGGGTGTGACTCTTGCTAACCTTAAACCCAACAATAACAAAGTCTGTAGGCTCAAAGCCACAATCAGGGTTAATCACATCACCAACCTTGTACGTCTTGCCTTTATAGATTCTAGGTTTCTTGCACAGTTTCATAGCGTCCTTTCAACCTCCTGATTCTGCCTTTCTTCCGACATACAAAAGTATTCCTCCTGTAAGCGCATTAGAGCATCTATACAGTTCATCTTGCAATTCCATGAACTATGAAGACTGATTTGTTTAGTTAGCACGTCACAAGCTCTTAAAAGGCCATTTAAAAATGGGTCTGGTGCGTTTAGTTGTCCTTTACTCATCCTTACTATCTCCATAATTAACCATTTTCAAAATAATATCACCGCCACTTTCGCCAGTGACTTCAACAGCCTTTTGACTTGGCATAAACTTATTAGCTAAGAACTGCGCTATATCAATCCGCTTATTTAATTCAAGAGGCTTACCTTCTATCACGCCACTCTTAAGCGCATCAACTAAAAACTCCACAACACCCGCCTCCTTAACAATAGCTTGGTTTTGCTTGATTAACTCACTAGTCGTGCCTTTTGGCTTTCCTGCGCCCTTCCTAGCTCCACCGTGTCCATTTGTCATGACTTCGCCTCCTTTTTAGGCTCTTTATAAAAATCTTTCGCATCAACCCTAGTGATGCTCTGACCCGCTCTTGCCATATCCATAAACACATCACCATAAGTCTTTACGACTTCTGGATCAAACTTTACGACTTCTGGCTTATGAGGATATACTTTAATAGCTAACCTGACAAAAACTATTGATAACCATATCTTGAAATCTTGAAATCTTTTCATATCACTTACCTTTTATAACGTTGATTGCTGCTTGGGCTTTTCTGGTAATGGCATCCAAACATCACCTTTGTGGTAAAAATGTGGCTTACAAATACCACCTTCTCCTTTATAATCAGAAAGCCAGTATTTGTGAACTCTGCAATATCTACTTCTAATTATTAAGTTCATTTGTCGTGGCAAGCAAACTAAAATCATTGTTCCATCCTTCGGCGCAGTTTCTATAGGTTGCCACGTTGGAGTAACAGGACTCACATAAGAGGATGCCATAATTTTTAAACGCTTTATAACATCATCACTGGTATGCCCATCCCACTTAGGGGCTTTACCAAGTTCTTTGCATCGAAATAACTCCCAATGTTTTAAAGGAATGTGATATGTTATGTCGCCGTTTTTAGTGGGCATACCAACTATGAACCATCCATCAAACATAGTCCCGTCATCATGCAGCTTTGACTTCCATGCTTTGCTACTGCGATTAACAACATTAGCAAATAACACATGACGATGTTCATATAGTTCATTAAATGTATGATAGCCGTCTGATATTTCACCTTTATTATCTGTCATATCTAACCTTCCTTTCTGTAGTTTATTCATTTTAATTTCCTTTATTTTTATTTATGGCATTAAGAAATTCATCTTCACCAAAGCGTCCTTTTACCAAATTTTTTATATCTTTAACAGTATATATATCGTTAATATCCTTATCTATTTCTTTAACAAATTCTTTAATACCAGCAGAGCAAGCACCTGTTATAGCACGATATATACTTACCCACTCTGCACCTGTAGCTGATTCTGGAACTTCCCCATTAAGGTCAACGTTGACTTTATAAATCAAATCTTCTTGAGCTTCTTTAATAGTTTTACCGTGTGCTGAATTGCCTTGATCGTCACTAACAACAAATAAAACTTCACCAGATTCAGTCTTTACTTTTTTAATGTTATTTTTCGTAGATATAACATATGAAAATAGATTGTCTGTAAAGTCCACTTCTACCCAGTTTCCATTTTCCACAATGTACCAGCAATTAGCTTTAAGTTTTTTTCCGTCAACTATGTCAGCTTTGCCCCCTATAGGTGTATATTCACCATTTTTAAAAATGCACTCCGAAGCCATTATCAAATTTCCTAAGTCGCCTTTAACAGCAGCTCTATAGCCGATTGCAGCACATATGCTCTTATCCCCAGAAGACGTAGCTTTGCTATATTCACCAGAAGATGCAGCTTTGCTATATTTGCCAGAAGACGCTGCTGTACTTCTATCACCGGAAGACGCAGTTTTGCTATCAAAACCAGAAGAAGTAGCTTTGCTTTCATAACCAGAAGACGCAGCATTGCTACCTTTACCAGAAGCAGCAGCATTGCTATACTCACCGGAAGACGCTGCTTTGCTACCCCTACCAGAAGAAGCAGCTTTGCTACAATTACCAGAAGACGCAGCTTTGCTTCTATCACCGGAAGACGCAGCTTTGCTATAATCACCAGAAGACACAGCTGTGCTTCTATAACCAGAAGAGCTATTATCTGCTTTTTCATAGAACTCATTAAAAGAGCCTGTTGCTAGATCAAAAACATCTTTTAACTCATCTATTATCAATTTAGCTTTGTTTTTTTGTTGTTTGTTTGTCATAATTAACGCCTTTAGTTAAGAGTTGTCAGAGCCAAAGCCAGAGCCTCCGCTATAGCCCTCGCCAAAGCCAAAACTCCAGCCTACGACTTCGCCATCGCCACGACCATCGCCACGACCATCGCTAAAGCCATAAACATTGCCATCGTCATGGTAAGTGAAACCCCAGCCACAGCCATCGCCACGACCATCGCCACCGAAATAGCCATATGCATTAAAACGCAAATCTTTAACTTTGTTCATTTTTTTTCCTCAGTCATAATTAACACCTTTAGTTATCGCAAGTTAGTGATAATCAGTAAATACGCCACCAACGGTCATAGCAAGAGCCATCAGAATTGCCAAAAGCCGTGACATCGTCATCGCTCCAGTCATAGCCTCCTTCGCCAAAACCATAGCCAAAACCAGAGCTACTGCCAGAGCTACTGCCAAAGCCATAGCCAGAGCTACTGCCATTGTTGTTGCCAAAACCATCGACTTCTCCATCGCCATGGCAATCAAAATAGAAATCTCTAACTTTGTTCATTTTTTTTCCTCGGTCATGATTAGTTCTTTTAGTTAGTTAATTTAGTTTAGTTACAGTTAGCAATCACCACTGTCAGAATCTTTATCATACACATCAAAATGCAAATCTCTAACTTTGCTTATTGTCTTTATTTTCCGTAGGTGTAATTGCTTATTTTTGTTACACTTAGCTATCGCTATCCGTATAGCCATAACTAAAGCCGTCACTAGAACCAAAAACATAAACATTAGCGTTAACATTTCATCTACCGTTATTACTTGACCAGAGATAAATCCATAATTACAGCTAGAACCAGAGACAACGCCCTCGCAATCACTATCGCTCCTGCTAAAGCTAATGCCATCCACATTAAAATACAAATCTCTAACTTTGTTCATTGTCTTCTTCCTCGGTTATGATTAGTAGTCAGAGCCATGGCCATCGCCACTGCTATTACCAGAGCCAAAGCCAAAGCCATCGCCATCTCTATCGCCTTCGCCAAAGCCAAAACTCCAGCCTACGACTTCGCCATCGCCTTTGCCATTGCCACGACCATCGCTAAAGCCATAAACATTGCCATCGTCATGGTAAGTGAAACCCCAGCCCCAGCCATCGCCAAAGCCAGAGCCAGAGAAATTGCCCCCGCCATCGCCATAACCAAAGCCATAGCTATTAAAACATAAATCTCTAACTTTGCTCATTTTCTTTTTCCTCGGTTATAATTAACACCTTTAGTTAAGAGTTGTTAGAGCCATTGCCCCAGCCCTATTCATAGCTATAGAAACAGAAATCGCCAAAATTATAAGCAGAGGCACTGTTCCAGCCATCGCCATAGACTTCACCAGAGCCACAGACATTTTCCCAGCCTTCGACTTCGCCATGGCCAAAACCAAAGCCCCAGCCCTCGACTTCGCCTTCGCCAGAACCAGAGCCAGAGCCAAAGCCACGACCATCGCTAAAGCCATAAACATTGCCATCGCCATAGTAAGTGAAACCCCAGCCACGACCATTGCCATAACCACGGGAACCTCCACAGCCATAGGCATTAAAATACAAATCTCTAACTTTGTTCATTGTCTTTCGCTTCTCGAATAGACTTTTCAGCCTTAGCAGTACACAAAGTAAGAGAATAATCTTCAACAATTAATTTCTCTATTGCTGTCGCAAGTTTAGAATCTTTAGATATACCATATTTTGCAACACCCTCATACCAACTAACAGAGCTGTCAATAGGTCTGTGATAATATAAACGTCTTGCGTCTTCTAGTATTACACCTGTTTCATCAGCTGCTATTACTTTTCCAGCGTTTACACCCTCATTTCGAGTACGGCAAATAACATATTTGCCAATAAATCGACTATATAAATTAGAAGATGTATTTTCATAGCCAAGTAAGTTAGCAAGTTCTCTTGCTTCTCCAATAGTTAGATCATTAATGTTAATAGTCATAATAGTTCCTTTAGTTAGTTAAGTTAAGTTAAGTTAAGTTAAATTTAGTGATAAGTAGTAAATACATCACCAATGTTCATAGCAAGAGCCATCAGAATCGCCAAAAGCCGTGGCATCGTCATCGCTCCAGCGATTGCCACCACCACCACCACTGCCATAGCCATCGCCATCGTCAAAGCTATAGCCATAGCCATAGCCATAGAAGACGCCCCAGCCATCACCAGAGCCAAAGTGAGAGCCAGAGCCAGAGAAATTGCCCCAGCCATCGCCATCACCAAGGAGACCACCCCAACCTTTGCCTCTGCCATAGCCATAGCCAAAGCCATAGGCATTAAAATAGAAATCTTTAATTTTGTTCATAGTCTTTTTCCTGTTCTTTTAAATTTATTTATTATCAATTAAAATAAAAACAATTAGTAAAACTAATATCATCACAATTTGAAAAAGCCAAACCACAAACAAAGCCTTAAAAGTAAATCCATAGTTTGTAACACTATACAATAAAGACGCAGAAATATAAAAAAGCCACGCCTTCATAGTAATAAATTTATTAGATTTATATTTCATTTTTAAAACTTTTTAATGTGTTAATATATTATATATAAATATATACAGAATATATGGTAATTTTTTACCTAAGTCAACAATTAAAAAGGTATTTCATCATCTAAATCATCAGACACATAAGCGTTACCTTTGTCTTTTGTATGTTTTTCTTGAGCTGTTGTTAATTTACTTTCTACAACATAATCTTTAACTGCGTTTTTGTCGGGGTACTGGCCTGATTTGTCTTTTTGAATCGCAATTTTAACAGTGCCAGTTTTGCCCTCAAAATCTATCGCATCAAGCTTACCTGTTTCATATTTTTTAATAAGTCCACAAGCTTCTGCACAGTGACGTAATTTAAATTCCATAACTTCCATTAAATAGTCATAAATGATCTGACTTCTACCCTCATTATTATAAACATTAAGGGTAAGCTTAATCATTTCGTTGCCGTTTTTGCTCACAGAGTCTATGGCTCTGGCTATTTGAAAGCTATATTCACCTTCAGGCCACAAATTAGCTTCAATGATTTCTTTTTCTGTTTTAGGTGTGAATTGCATAGTAATAATCTCCATAATTAAAATTGTTTAAAAGGTACTGGGGACATTCCCATGTACACACTAACATCTTTTTTCTGCTCAATAATATCAAGCTCTTTAAGACGAATGTATTGATCGCCAGTAACGCCCAACTCATCTATGTAAGCCTTGTCTGCTAAAGCTCTTGCGGTTTCCGCTCCTTTTCTAGCAACTTCGGCTTTCTGTATCATCTCTTGTGTTTTTAATCGCTGCTTTTGTGCAGCTGTTCTTTCGGCTTCCCTGAGTACTTCCTCAGGTGGTACAACCTTACCTATAACTACTTTAGTGACTTTTATTGGCAAGCCAGCTTTTTGAATGTATGCAGTTGTAATATCAAGCACTTTGTTTTGCAACTCGTCTATACTCTTCTCGTTAGTGCGTAGCTCTATAGATGTTCTAGCTCTAGCCTCGTTTCTTACAACTTTTCTAAAGACATCGCTCAGGTTATTCTCGTACCATTCAGTGCCAAAGTTCTCATGTAGTTTTGGTGTGCTACCCCTATTGATTTGCGTGGTAATGTAAGCAATAAAGTCTATAGCTACATTATCACTAGCTGTCAAATCGATAAAATGTTCTTGTCGCTTGACAGGCTTAACATTATAAAGTTGAACTTGTGTAGACCATGCTGTCCAAGACAACCCCGTTTGAATTGGCTCATCAGATACACCGCCATGCCCAAATATCCAAGGTTTTTTTATAACTACGCCTTCAGTTCCAGCGTCTACGGGAGTAGGTGAGCAGCCCATAAGTGAATAACTTACGAGTGCTACGGTTGTTAATTTAGTTAAATTATTCATAGCTTAGCATCCCTTAATTAGTTAGTAAAAATTTAGATTTAATGTAATCTATTACTTTCTGAATAGAGTCTGTTGACATTTCCTCAATCTCATCTGCGCACTCTTTCTTTAGGCATTTATCAAGCCAGCCATCAGGCAATTTAACCTGATCGAGTAACGTTTGCAGTTCAGTTACTTGCTCATCAGTAGCCAAGATAATCTGTTGCACCTTTTTTTCTATAATGTCTTCTCCATAAGCTTTTGCAAAGTCTTTGTAAGACCAAGGGATTGTGCTACTTTCAGGAAAACCTGTAAGCCTAGATTTACGCACTTTAGCAAGACGTTCACTGCCAAGCTTCACAACATTAAGGCATAGGTGTAGTTGATACTCTAACTTTTCCCAGCAATCAAAGGTATCACCTACTTGCTTCTGATCTTTCCACTCTGCTTTCTCATGTGCAATAAGTATTACGTTCATATCCACACGCTTAAGCCATTTGATAAGGCGTCTTATCAGTTTAATTGCTGGCTTCTTAGATGCTGAAAATACATCATCACTGCCTAGCTTTTCTGATTCTTCCGCAATAACTAGATTGTATGGTTCTGTAATAGAGTCAATGACAATAGTTTTATAGTCATGCTGCTGTGTAGCTAATGCCTCTACTTGATTAATTATATTTTCAAGGTCAAGACTTCCTTGCTTTATTCCATAATACACGCCACCGCTAGCTTTAAGTTTATCAGTATAATGGCTTAAATCTGCTCCACCCTCAGTATCTATATAGTACACGTTAGGAAAGTCAAGGCTAGCCCATGTTTTGCCAACCCCAGGCTTACCATAGACTAGTATCTTTGGTTTGCTTGGCTGTGCTGCTTTTGGGTCTATAGCTTTTAATTCTGGTTTACGTTTCATTGTTTTTCTCCTTGTTTTGTATTTGCCATAATTCACCAGTTAATTCATAATCAAGTCTCTGTAAAGCTTCTTGATTAGCTAAGTAATCAAACTCGCAATCATAATAATCACTCATATTAATAACCTATATCAAAAATTAAATCTAAAGTATGTGAACAAATTATTAATGTTAGTAAATAAAATGTTAAAAAATTATCTTTTATTTTAAGCATTTTTCAAATACTCCATCTTTTTTTTAAAATCTTCATAAGTTTTATCTAAGTCTTTATTCAATTGATCAAAAATTATTTCTAGATCTTTTGCATATTCTAAAAATATTCTTTCTTTATTAGCAGTTAAGCCTAATTTATTTTGTATTGACATTACAATCCTCACCTTTAAAAACAAACTTGTTAAGAAATTCGATATAAGAAGTTATTTCTAACTGCTTTTCTATTTGTAATTTGCATCTAGGATCATTTATAACACCTCTATACAAATTTATAACTTTTACTAAAAGCATTTTTACACTCCAGTTTCTATTTCTAAAGCTTGCTCATCAATCTTATTTTGAAGATAAGCTTCTATATTAATAGACTCAACTTTATCTGAATTTAAATGTATAACTAAAGTTTTAACATAATCACCAAGAATGCCTAATTGATGATAATAATCATCAATAGCCTGATCTGTATCATATGCTATATCATGCTCATGTATAAAATCTTTATCTTCAAAAGACCATATATGTATATATAACTTTTTCATAATTCTCACCTTATATTTAGTTACAAACCCTGAGTAGAAAATCAGCTACCAGTGAACATACTGTAAGCCACGAGTTAACAACTGTCAATAGTTTTTTTATAAAAAAGTTCAATTATAGCTAATTTTAATAATTGACATAGTTAATAAATTATATATACATGAATAATGTAACTTTTAATTTAAATAGTTGAGTAAATAAATGCTTTTAGCAAGAAAAAAGTTAATAGAATATATTAACAAGCAAAAATCCAAAAAAAATGGATGGACTCAGACCTTTTTGGCGGAGCAGGTAGGTTGTTCAAAGTCTTATATATCTGACCTTTTAAATGGCAAAAAGGAGAGACCAAGTATAAGATTAGCTAAACAACTTGAGGTTGTCACAAAAGTTGTCAAAATTCAAGATTGGTCTAAGTATGTCTAGGTTGAGTTTTGAGTTACCTTTTCCTCCAAGCGTTAACACTTACTATCGAAACCTAGGAAATAACAGAGTTTTAATTAGTAAAAAAGGTAGAGCGTATAAAAAATTAGTTAAAAGTATTTTAAGCGATTCTCAGGCAATTAAGGGTGATATACACATTGCTGTGTTGTTGTGTCCTCCAGATAAAAGGAAAAGGGATTTGGACAACTTTGATGGTAAGGCGCTGTGGGATGCGCTAACTGGTGCTGGTGTCTGGCTTGATGATAGTCAAGTAAAAAGTCGTTACTCAGCATGGGGGGAGCTTTGTGAGGGTGGTAAAATCTATGTGGAAATTAATAAAATAGGTAGAGGTTGATTATGAAGTATTTAAGAGTGAAAAACTGGCAAGATTTTCAACATTACAAAGATAGGTGTCCACCTTGGATAAAATTGCACCGTGATTTGTTACGTGATTATGAATTTAATTGCTTGCAAGATGCTAGCAAGTTGCACCTAATTCTTATCTGGTTGCTAGCAAGCCAGCTTGAAAACAAAATACCAGCAGACCCAGAATTTATAAAAAATCAAACAGGCATTAAAGGTAAAATCAATCTTAAGGAGTTGATAGATAAGGGTTTTTTAATTGATGATAGCAATGCGCTAGCAGACTGCAAGCAAAGTGCTAGGCAAGAGACAGAGACAGAGACAGAGACAGAGACAGAAAGTATCATAGAGGTGAACAAAAATCGTTTTGATGATTTTTGGGAGCGTTACGGAAAAATTGGAAACAAGCAATCTGCACTAAAAGTTTATAATAAATTAATTAAGGAGGGTGTAAGCCATGAAAAAATTATCTCAGGTCTTGATAGGTACCAAGCCCAATGCAGAGCAAATAAGACAGAGCCAAGATACATCAAGCACGCTAGCACATGGCTCAATGCTAAGGGATGGGAAGATGAATACCCCATCTACAAGCAATCGACAAAAGCAAGTGGACTTAAAGACTCATTGCGAAGTTACGCAAACGAACCGCAAAAGTTTGATCCTTGGGAATTGTCAGCAAGCAAAGGAGTTAATGACTAAAGTATTTTATGGTTGTTGTGCTGTTTTTCCTACTTATGGTAAAGATGAAGAGCAATTGACCGATGCGTTGCAGATGTTCAACATGTGCTTACATGATTACACTGCTGAGCAAATTAAAGGTGCTTTCCTTGCTTGGATGAAAAGTAATAAACAATTTCCAACACCAGCAGATATTATTAATTTGATTGAAAGGGGTAATAAGCCAGCTTTTGATAGAGCTGTTTACACTTCGATTAGTAAAAAGCAGCCAGAAGATCGCATTGATGAGGAATGGGAATATATGAAAGATTTTGAAAAATTTCAGATACTAGGAAAGTTTTAGGAAACTTTTTGCTTTACATTTTGTTTTTTAATTGTTAATATATTAAATATAATTTTTAGTTGTAAATATCTTTAAAGATGGTTTTAAAAATGAAAGAATTATTGGAAAAAATTATTGAGTTTATTTTTTTACAGGGTGTTAAATAGTTTCAAACATGATTTTTAAAATGAAAAAATTATTGATTTTATTTTTATACGGGTTTTTTAGTCTCAACTTTAGCAATGTAGTAAATGCAGCTGAATACTTAGGTGATTTAACTGAAAACAGAGTTAAATTTGAGACTAAAAACTTTAATAAATGGCATAACGTAATTGACGATATAAAAGATTTTAAAGGCTTAAAATGGTATCAAAGTTCTAAGTTTGAATACATAGCTGATAAAAATGATTACTGGAAAACTCCTTTTGAATTTGTAAAAGATGGCGGTGGAGACTGCGAAGACTTTGCTATCTATTACATTTCGGTTCTTAAAAAATACACTGATTTTAAAGATTTAGCTATTGGTGTTTATTATGATAATTCTTTAAAATCTTATCATGCTGTCGCGCTTGAAAAAAAGAAAGATAAGTATTATGTTTATGATGTTAATAGAATTAAACCATTTGTTTTAACTAAAAATTTTCCAAGGTTTTTAACTATTTACAAAGTTGATGGTGTGTATTTTTAATTTAGGTTTATTTTATGGAAAGAAAGGTTTTTACAATTGTTACTGGTGACAGTGAGAGTGAGCAATATGATGATGAGTTAGTTGCTCTTGAGGAGATTAAAACTTTGCTAAAAAATTCTAACAAGGGTTTTTATTGTTTAGTTAGTGAAGAAGGTTATTAATTTTTATGTTGACTATTGAAAAGTTACATGGTAATTATTTGCTTATGAAAGATTCAAGTATAGAAAGTTTTGTTTTAAAGGATGTAGATGAGTTTTTAAAAAAAAATAAAATGTCATATACAACTTTTATGAAAAAAGCAAAAACACATGAAAAAGTTATGCAAAGACTTAGAAATAAGAAAGGCATAAACACAAGAACGATTAATTTACTTTATAGTTTTATGAATAACTATAAAAAAAACAACAAACAACCCTTGCCTTCTTACCTAAAAGAGGGACTTTAAACGGTCTCTCTTTTATCTTTTTATTTAATTTAGTTGACAGGTAAAAAGTTACTCGTTAATATAAAGTTATAAGTTATTTTATAAAATATAAGAAGTATTTATCATAAATGAATGAATGTATGGCTCGTCCAAAGTCTGTTAATTTAGAAGATCCAGAGGTTATAAAGCAAATTCAAATCTTTGGTTCTCTTGCTGCTACCCAACAAGAAATTGCTGGCTGGTTTGGTGTAAGTGTTAGGACTATACAAAGATATTTTGATGATGAAGAAAGTGAATTTTGTCGCGTTTATAAAAAAGCTTTATCACAAACTTGTGAGAGTTTAAGAAGGACTCAATTAAAAAAA